CTCGCCTGAGGGTGCTGAGCGTCTTGCCTACGGCGAGCGCATGACCTCAGGTCAGGGGCAAACACTTCAGATCAGGCCAGAAACGCTTGATTTGGCCATGTTGATGCCAGTGCCTAGTGGCGGCCCCACAAGCCTTGCAGCTCGAGCTGGTGACAAGGCCAGCGCGACGATTGGTGCGCTGCGCCGGAACATCAAGAATTTGAACCGCGCCAAAGTGGACGCGATTGTTCCTGAGGCTGAGGCAGACATCGCTCGGTCTTTCAAGGCTGACCCACGCCTCAAGGGCAGTGGCACCGTTCCGCGCAGCGAAGTAGAAACCGCGCTGGAAAACCGGGCCCGCTACCGTGAAGAGCCCCAAACACTGCCAAAGAGTCCAACAGAAATGACGGACAAGGACTGGCTGGAGTTTGGTGCCAAGCACGGTGTCGACATGAGTCAAACGCCGATGCAATCGCTAGGCATTTCTGACCTGACGACACGCAAAGAAATCATGGTGCCTGGTGGCCTTGAAGGCAAGTTCACCATTCCTGACCTGTTTCGCATCAAAGCCAACAATTTTGATCCCAACGCATTGCCTCAGGACGTTCACAACGCACTGATGCAAAAGTTTTTGCGCACCTATGAACGCAAGGGTCCACATGACCCGGTTGACACGTTCAATGACCTCAACTTTGCGCTGTTATCACCCAATGCTCCGCTGACGCCCAACGAGTTCTTGGCCCAGCGTTTCCGCGTGCGCAATCCTGAAGAGTTGGACCAGCTGGCCAAACGTGTTGGTGAGCCTGGCCTGGCTGCCGCGATGGATGCTGAATCCGGTGTTGGTGCTGCGTCTCGAGGTGGCTTGGGCGTCAAAGGCACTGCAGCCATTGAGCATCAGGCCAGGCTTGCGCAATTGTTGCGCGACAACCCAGAAATGTTCAGGCCCCAGGGTGATGAGACGTTGCGCGAAGTGGGTTGGCGAGTGATGAACCAGGTGCCCGGTTTGTCAGTCAAGACCGCGTCGCTTGGTGTCCCTTGGACAGATTTGGCCAAGGCAAACACCAGCGCTGTGGATCTGCACATGATTCGCAACAACTACCCGCGCCTGATGCAGGAGGACCCAGAGTTTGCGGCCCGCGTGCAAGGTCTGCTTGAAAGCAAGGGTCGCAAGAATCCGATGAGTGAAGAAGAGGCAGCAATCAGCGTCATCTCTTCACACCCTGAATGGAAGTACCGCATGAAGGGTGGCGAGCTCAATCCGAATGTGCCGCCAGAGCTGATGCCTGAGAAGTTGGCTTATGAGCCTGAGAAGTTTACGGTGGCTTCACCGTACTACCGGCGCGTTATGGATTACGTTGATGAGTCTCGCGGCGCCAATCCAGCCATCGAATTGTTCCCTGAACAGTGGCGTTTGTGGGACCGTTATCGCGGGCGAATTGAGCCCCATGAAATGGCGCACCCAGATTGGCGCAAGTTGCCTCGGCAATCTTTCAACGAGCTCCAAGATGCCCTGACTGCGCACAAAGAATTGGGCTACACCGGCACAGCTCCGATCAAAGAAGGTGGCGACTGGCGTCGGTTGTATTACGGATTTACGGGAAATGAGGCCCCAGACGTGGGCAAGGTGTTGGAGAGAGAAATCAAGAACGCCACCGTGAATGCATTGCGCAAGAAGTCGCAAAGAGATGAGGACAAGGACCAATGACCCGCCGCCGCTTCATTCAAAGCAAAGAACCCCCCTACGAAATGATCGAGGTCACTGACGATGACCGGCAGCCTTTGCGTGCTGATGCGGGCGTCCTGTGGGGGGATCGACATTACGACGGGGTGAGAGCTCCTGATGGCACTGACATCAGCACCCGGACCAAGCACCGCGAGTACATGCGTGCGACTGGGGTGACGACGACCGACGATTTCAAAGACACCTGGGCCAAAGCAAAACAGGAGCGTGAGCGACTGTACACACAAGGTGGCACGTTCAGGCGCCAGGACATTGAGCGTGCCATTCACCACCTCCAAGAAAGAAGTCGATGAGCCAACCCACCACAGACAGCCTGCGCGATGCCATCGCGTCAGCCATTGATACGTCAGAACCGGAAACTGCAGCGCCCGCGGCTGCCTCGATTGAACCTGTCACGGCTGCAGAATCGCAGCTTGAGCTGCAAACCGATGTCAATGACGCGCCTGCGGCCGCTGAAAGTGCCGACCTGAATGCATTGGCTGAAGGCCGCCCGCGTGATGAGCAGGGCAAGTTCAGGAAAGCTGAGAAGCCAGAAGCTGCGCAATCAACCGAAATCACGCCTGGTCCGAAATCGGGCCCCAAAACCCAGCCGGAGCGCGCGCCGGCGTCATGGCGCCCCGAAATCAGGGAGCATTGGGCCAAGTTGCCGCCTGATGTGCGCGCTGAGGTGGCGCGCCGCGAGCATGAGGTGCAGCGCACCCTGCAAGAGACGGCCGAAGCACGCAAGGTGGCTGAGGCTTACAGCCGGGCTTTTGCCCCGTATGAGGCCTACATCCGCGCCGAAAACGCCACGCCGCTGCAGGCTATAGACAACCTGATGTCCACCGCAGTCAAACTGCGCACGGGCACCGGCCCGGAGCTCGCGCACCTGGTCGCCGGCATGGTCAAGCAATTTGGCGTCGGTCGGTTTGGCCAAAACTTCATTGAAATGCTGGATGGCGCCTTGGCTGGGCAAGTGCCCCAGGTGGATCACCAGCAAATGCAACTGCAGCAAGCAGTTCAGCAGCAGCTCGCGCCCGTGCAGCAGTTCATGTCTCAGTTTCAGCAGATGCAGGCGGCACAACAGCACCAGTTGGCCAATCAAGCTGCTGGCGAGGTTGAGTCGTTTTTGGGAAAAGCCGAATTCGGGCATGACGTGCGCGATGAAATGGCTGATTTGATGGAAGTTGCCGCCAGGCGTGGCCGTGAGCTCACGTTGCAGGACGCATACCGACAGGCCTGCATGGCCAATCCGCGGGTGCGCTCAGTTTTGCAGCAACGTGCCAAAGCGCAGTCAGCCCAGAATGGAAATGCTGCAGTGCAGCGCGCCAGGTCGGCAGCCGTGAGTGTTTCGGGCGCCCCGGCGCTTGCAGCGCCTAACGGTGGGGCCCCTGACAGCGTGCGCTCTGCTATTGAGCAGGCAATTGCGCTGTCTGCGCGGTGATGTTCTAATCACACCATGGTGAGAGGTGCGAACTTCTCACCGCGTGTGCCCAAAGCACCGACAGCCACCGAAAGCTCATAGGAGAGGCGTCGTCCTCCCACCTACGACAACACCGGACTGATCAAGGTCTGCGTAGGCCACACAAATCTGGCGCGGGGGTCACCCCGTAATTCCATTTTTTTGTGGAGCTTTCACCATGTCATTCCCAAACATTTCAGATATTGTCGCAACGACCATCCAATCGCGTTCTCGTCAGATCGCGGACAACGTCACCAAGAACAACGCCCTGCTTGCCAAGCTGAACCAGCGCGGCAACGTCAAGACGATTTCTGGTGGTAACACCATCCTGCAAGAACTGTCGTTCGCTGAAAACGCCAACGCCGGCTTCTATTCAGGTTATGACCTGTTGCCTGTTGCCGCTCAGGACGTCATCAGCGCTGCTGAGTACAACATCAAACAGCTGGCCTGCCCTGTGGTCATTTCCGGCCTGGAGATGCTGCAAAACGCTGGCAAGGAGCAGATGATCGACTTGCTGGAAGGCCGCCTCAACGTGGCCGAAAGCACGATGATGAACAAGCTGGCTCAGTCAATCTATTCCGACGGCACCGGCTCAGGCGGCAAGGAAGTTACTGGCTTGAACGCCGCTGTGCCTTCTGACCCCACGACTGGCACCTACGGTGGCATCGACCGTGCGACTTGGACCTTCTGGCGTTCCAAGCTGTACGACTTCAGCGTGCAAAGCGTCACGCCAGGAGCAAACACGATTCAAGCCGCAATGAATACCCTTTGGGGTAACACCGTGCGCGGCGCTGACCGGCCCGATCTGATCGTGCTGGATACCGTGTATTGGTCGTACTACATGGCCAGCCTGCAGGCCATCCAGCGCTTCACCGATCCCAACTCGGCCAACCTGGGCTTCCCGACCGTGAAGTTCATGGATGCCGACGTGGTGCTCGATGGTGGTATTGGTGGTTATTGCCCGTCGTCGACTGGCTTCTTCCTCAACACCAAGTACCTCTTCTGGCGTCCGCACGCCCAGCGCAACATGGTTCCGCTGTCGCCCAACCGTCGCTATGCGATCAACCAGGACGCTGAAGTTCAGATCCTGGCTTGGGCCGGCAACTTGACCAGCTCTGGCGCGCAATTCCAAGGCCGTATCCAGAACTGATTTTGGTGGGCCTGTGGTGGGTCACCCTTCCCCTTGGGCGGGGCGACTCACCCAAGGGGCTTTTTGACTTTCACAGGAGAACTTCACCATGTCCGCTACCTACGAAACCGACGGCGCCATCTGCGACGCCACGGCAAGTCAAGACACGGGCGCGCTTTGCACTGGTATCGGTGTGGGCGCGAACTGGTCTGGTCAACCTGCACAGCAAACCGCCACGGCGTCCGCGTTTACCGCGGCGCGCATTGGCGATGCCTCCGCAGGGACCGTCTATGCGTTGGGATCTACCTATGGCTCTTCCAAGGGCACTCGGTACGTCACCGCAACCGGCGCAGTGGCTAACGGCGCAGCCGTGACCACGGGCTGGGTCAATCGCTCCGGCCGAGCAATGGTCGCTGGCGATTACTGTTGGGCCGTCGCGGCCTAATTCATCCACCACAAGAGAGAAAAAATGTATCAACCCACCACCCCCACTGACTTTTCTGAATTGGGCGACATGCCCCAGCCTGATGAGTCGCGCTACGCGCATGACAACAAGCTGTATGTCGAATTCCTGCGCAAGCCGCGCTTACATGCAGCCAAGAGCCGCGAAGCCGGGCGGGCTGTGTATGAGGAAACAGACTACGTCAAGATTTATGTGCCTGGCGACAAGTCGAGCGTCGTTGAGCGTCCTGTGACTGAGCAGGACATTCAGCGCTTCCAGGCTCGCTACGACAAGTGGAAGTCTGGCCAGGCTGAGGCTGTTGTCGGCACGCCTTTGTCGTCTTTGCCCAGCATGACCCCCGCAAAGATTGAGGAATACAAGTATTTCAAGGTCCTGACGGTGGAGCAGCTTGCGGAAGCCAACGACAACCTGGGTCAGAAGTTCATGGGCTTCCATGCCGACAAGCAACGCGCCAAGGCCTTCTTGGAAGTGGCTGCAGGCAATGCTCCCATCGAGCGCATGAACCAAGAGCTTGCACAGCGTGACGCTGAGATCGAGACGCTCAAGCAACAGATGGCCGCATTGATGTCCAAGATGGGCAGCAAGCGCAGAACGACCGAAGAGGTCGAGGCTTAAAGGGGAAACGGGATGCCCAGCTATCAAATCATCGACGAGTCGTCACTGTCTGCCATTGTGCAGAACGTGGCGGCGATGGTGGGCTATCCCGTCCCGGCTGATCCGGCAGGCAGCGATGACCCTGCAGTGCTGCAGATGGTTCAGTCGGTCAACATGGCCGGCGCTGACCTGCTGTCGATGTATGACTGGCAAGAGCTGACCAAGAACTACCAGATCAACATCACTGCCGACAGCGCTGGACAGACTGAAAAGTCGTTCACGCTGCCGACGGACTTTTACGATTGGGTGGATCAGACCCAGTGGAACCAGACCAATCGGTTCCCTGCCCTGGGGCCCGTGTCGCCACAAATGTGGCAACAGCTTTTGATCCGGCCGACGTTGCCCACGCTGTCGTTTTACTGGCAGGTGCGCGACAACAAGCTGTACATCCTCGCGCCGCCAAGCACGACGCAGATTTTCAACTTCTTTTATCAGTCCAACGCTTGGGTGCGCGATCAGGACAACCCTGACCTATACAAAAACCGCGCCAACAAGAATGGCGACATCATTCTGCTTGACCCGGTAGTGATGACGCAATTTACCCGCGTCAAGTGGCTCGAGATGAAGGGCTTGGACAGTAGCGCAGCCATGCGTGACTTCCAAAATGCTTTGGACAACCGCAAGGAGCGCGAAAAGGGTGCGCCGGTGCTGTCAATGGCGCGGGATTTCCGTTTCCCGTACATCCAGCCGTTGGTCAACACGCCTGATACAGGCTATGGAATCTGACCATGCCGCTGGCACCACTTGCTCCGTTTAAGACTCCACGGAGAGTCGCCGCTGCCAGGACTGCTCAAGTCTTCAACATCCCTGCACCCGTCGGCGGTCTGAACTACCGCGATCCCATCAGTGCAATGGATCCGCGGGATGCGTTGATCCTCAACAACTTCATTCCGCGTCAGCAGGGCGTGGAGCTGCGCAAGGGCTGGATGGTCAACACCGACACCATCAGCTTGCCCATAGAGTCCGTCTTCGCTTTCAAGTCTCAGGACGGGGCACACGACAAAGTGTTTGGCGCGGCCGATGAGAACATCTATGACGTCACGACAGACCCGGCAACCGTTGTTGTGTCGGGCACGGGCAGTGATGAGGACGAGTGGAATACGACGATGTTCGCCACTACGGGCGACACGTTCTTGCTGGCTGTTTCGCCTGGCGCTGGGTATTGGACCTACGACAGCACAAACGGCTGGGTCCAGCGCACCGTCACAGGGCTGCCTTCAAATCCTCGCACGGTCATGGTTTGGAAACAGCGTGTCTGGTTTACGTGCGAAAACGACACCAACGTCTACTACCTTGACGCGGTGAATGCCATCACCGGCACCGCGGTGAGCTTTCCCATGGGTGCCGTGCTGCGCAACGGTGGCAGCATTTCTGCGTTGATCAACTGGACGATGGATGCTGGATTCAGCATTGACGACTACTTGATTGCAGTGGGCACCGAAGGCGACATTGGTGTCTGGCAAGGCACCGACCCGACGTCCACCAGCACGTTTGGAATCAAGGGTGTTTGGTATGTAGGGCCTGTGCCGAGGCATGGCACCTATTACACCAATTTTGGTGGTGATGTGATGATCGTCAGCTCGGCTGGCTTGGTCCCGATGTCCAAGCTGGTGTCGGGGCAATTCACCGATGTGCAGGTTGGCCCAGCGTCCAAGATTCAGCCGGCGCTGTTGAAAGCGGTCACGGAGCTGTTGGACGAGAAGTATTGGTCAGTCTTCCCGGTGCCGTCATCGGAGATCTTGGTCATCAAACCACCGGCCAAAGCCGGGGTGTACACCCAGTTCGCCATGAATGTGGTGACTGGGTCATGGTGTACGTTCACGGGCATCCCCATGCGCTGCACGACCATGTTGGGCGGCCAGGTCTATTTCGGCACCTTCGATGGCCGTACCGGCAAAGCGTTCTATGGCGACACTGACGAGGTCACCGTTGATGGCACAGCTGGTGACACGATTCAGGGCGACATCCAAACCGCATTCCAGTCCTTTGATACGCCTGCCAACCTCAAGAAATTGAGCATGGCGCGACCGATCTTCATCGCGCCGAGCGCGCCGAGCGTCAAGGTTCGCATCAACACCCAATACTCGTTCTCCAACGTGGCGGGCTCGCCGTCGTACACAGCGACGCCGGACGCACGGTGGGATGAGTCGGTGTGGAACGTGGCGCGCTGGGTGGGTGATGCCAACACCTACCAGGCCTGGGTGGGCACTACCGGCCTTGGGTACTACGCAGCGCTGCGCATGAAGGTTCGCGGGTTGCCGAGCACGGTGTTTACCAGCTCGCACATTATGACTGAGCTGGGCGGGGTGATGTGATGGACGCCCCAGCCAATTACGCAAGCAGCCTCATTGAGGCGCTGCGCTCAGCAAACCCAGATGACCTGTCTGGGAACACTGGGTTTACAAAGTACGCCAACCCGAAGGCAAAAACGTCTGCCGCCAAGCCCTCATTGGCACCGAGAGTGCTTGGGCCGCAGTTGCTTACTGTGACCAATCAGACTTACGCGCCGCGCGTCATGGGTCCGGTTTACAACGAGGGCACGGGTGACTTGTTGGGTGATGAAATGAGTGTCAGCGTCCCGAAGACGATTGACAACATAGACCCCAATCAATACCTGTTTGGCGAAAACCTGAGTACGCCGGTAGTTGATGACCTGGGCAGCTCAGACGGCTTTTTGGGCGATGGCGTCAATACTGACGGGTCTGTTGACCCAATTGATGATCAAACGCCGGGGCCCGATGATTCATTAGATCCCAATGTGGATGACTGGATTGACCCCGACAACACGGACGATCCGGTAATTGATGACAACTCAGACAATTCTGATAATAGTGAGGGCAACGATTCAGTTTTTGATCCCGGCGATGATGTCATTCCTGACTTGCCGGAATTGCCCGACGTTCCAGAAGATCCGGCCCCGCCCGTAGATCCTGAGCCGCCTGTTGACCCTGACGATGAGCCGCCGGTTGAGCCGGATCAGCCACCACTGGAGCCCATTGACACTTGGGATTGGACGGACTTGGTTGATGACGGAACCGTACCCGTCACGCCTGAGCCGCCGCCCGAGCCAGACACGCCTCCTGCGGTGGAGCCTCCCGCGCCGCCGATTGAGCCCTCGGATCCTCCGGTTGAGCCTCCGGTAGAACCGCCACCGGAGCCACCGGTGGAACCATCAGTTGAGCCGCCGGAGCCACCAGTAGAGCCGTCAATTGATCCGGAGGTTGATCCGTCTGTTGAGCCCAATGTTGACGATTGGATTGACCCGACGATGTGGGTTGATTCGCAGCCGTCAGTAGGTGGGGACGACCAAAAGGACTCAACGCAAACCAAGGACTCTGACTTTGCCGATGGCACGTTCAACGGCGTCAATCCTGTTAACCGATACGGCACTGACGGATATTCAGACCCCACCATTTCACCGTTCGATTTCCAGTCAGATGAGAAATCATCACCGGATGACGGGCTTGTGGATGCGGTGGCTGTTGCGGGGTCGTTGGGTATCGATCCGGGACAAGCGGAGCAACTTGGGATTACAGAGGACACCAAAGTGCAAACGGCGCCCGTAGATGCGCCAATTTATGACCCGATAATTGACTTGTTGGTTGTCCCACCCGAGGTGCTTGAGATGCCAAGCGAGTCTTTCGGATTGGATGACTTGTTAGGGCTTGAGGGGTTGGTGTGAAGTTGGTCACTGACAAAGCAGGAGAGCCGCCTGTCATCTGGAAATGGATGAACAGCCGCACGCGCCTGCCCTGGAGCAGTGACCTTCGCTGCATCGCGGCCATGCGTGATGACGGCACCATTGCATCGGCGGTTGGATACAACGCATGGACAACGTGCGCATGTTGGATGCATGTCGCGTTTGATGGTGAGCATGGATTGACTAGAGATCTTTGGCGTGAGGCTTTCAAGTACCCGTTTGTTGAGTGCGGAATGGAAGCTGTCTACGGCCTCACGCCAAAGAATTTAGACGATGCATTGAAGATGAACCGCAAGCTGGGCTTCCGCGAGATTGCGCAGACCGTTGATTGCGTCATGTTTGAAATGAGACACGATGAGTGTCGGTGGCTCAAAGGAGTGAAAGATGGGCGGCAAGGGATCAGCACCGGCAGCACCTGATTATTTGGGTGCGGCAACTGCGCAAGCACAGGCGTCAGAAAAGGCGACGACTGCGCAGAATTTTGCCAATCGTCCGACGATCAATACCCCGTTTGGCAGTCAAACGTGGTCAACAGGGCAGACCACTGATCCCGCAACGGGTCAGAACGTCACGACCTGGCAGCAAGACACCTCGCTTGCGCCAGGCTTGCAGTCTGCGCTTGACGCGCAGATTGGATTGCAGAATGACCGCAGCCAGTTGGCCAGCGGGTTCATGGATCGCGTGGCTGATGAATACAAACAGCCCTTTGACTATTCGTCGTTGCCTGAGCTCACTTCTGCCAACGCGCCGGCAAGTCTTGGCACCTCTGTTGCCGACTACACGCCAGGATTGAGCACTGACGTCAATTCGCGTTCCAACGAAATTCAAGGCGCATTCAATTTTGCTGGTCCGCAGATGTCTGTGGACGCGATGAACAAGGGGTTGTCCACGGGCGTTAACAACTACCCGCTATACACCTCTTTCGATTCGGTGCTTGGCGACGTTAACGGCAAGGTTGACAAGGAACAGTTGCAGCGGCAACTCAACACCGGCGACAACCCGTCATTGCCTCAATATGACACCAACTACCGCAACACGATTGCGGACCAGTTGATGGCGCGCATGGATCCGATCCATCAGCGTCAGCAGTCGAGCTTGGAAACGCAGTTGGCCAACCAGGGCTTCCGCGTTGGGTCAGAAGGCTACAAGCGCGCTTTGGATGAGCTCAACCAGCGTCAGTCGGCAGAGCGCTTCAATGCTTTGAACACTGCGGGAGATGAGGCACAGCGCCTGTACAACATGCAGATGGGCTCGCGTCAGCAAGCATTTAATGAAGATGTGACGGGCGGCAACTTTGCCAACCAGGCAGCTAATCAGGCATTCAATCAGAGCCTGCAAGCGGGGCAGTTTGGCAACCAAGCCGGATCCCAGCGATACAACCAGCTGATGGGCGCACAGCAGGCTACTAATGCCGCGCTGGGTCAGTTCTTTAATCAGAACATGGCCAATGCCAACCTGAACAACCAGGCCACCGCGCAGGCTTACAACCAAGCCTTGGGCGCTGCCAACTTTGGCAATCAGGCTCAACAGCAGGCTTACTCACAAGCCATGGGGCAAGCTGCGCTGCAAAACCAAGCCGCGCAACAAGCCTTCAATCAGGACTTGGCCACGCGTCAGTTTGGCAATCAAGCCTTGGGCCAAGCGTCGGCTTTGGACATTGCACGTTTGAATGCTCAAAACGCTGCCAAGGGTCAGCAGTATGGCTTGAACCAGCAATACGCCAACGCTCAAAACCAGCTGCGCCAGCAGGCGATTGCCGAGCAAATGCAGCGCCGAGGCATGTCTTTGAACGAGATGAACGCGTTGCTATCTGGCCAACAGGTCGGCATGCCGCAAATGCCGTCGTTCAACACGGCAGGCCGCGCGGAAACGCCGCAGATTTTGCAGGCGACCCAGATGGGGTACGACGCTGCCTTGGGCAACTACAACGCTCAACAGGCGGCCGGCGCCAACACCATGGGTGGCTTGTTTTCGCTGGGCTCTGCCGCTCTTGGCAACCCTTACGGACTCTTTGGTTTGGGGAGATGATCAATGAATGACGATCTGATGTTTCAGTACCTGTTGCAAATGGGTGCCATGCAACCCGAGCAGCAGGACCTCAAGCGCAAGCAATCCATGATTGACGCCCTGCGCGGTAATTCTATGAACGCGCCGCAAGGGCAGATGGTGGGGAAACACTATGTGCCGCCTTCATTGACCCAGTACGCGGCCCAGTTGGGTCAAGGCTACATGGCTGGACAAGGCCAGAACGCGCAAGACGCCGCATTCAAGCAAATGAACACCAAGCAGGGTGATTCGTTGCGCGAGTTGCAAAAGGAAATGTTGCGCCGCAAATATGGCCAGGGGCAAGGTGTTGACCCCACCGGTCCGATGTATGACCCATACCAAACCTGGGGAACCAGCACCGAATACTGACGGGGGAACCATGTACCCAGACCAACTCACCTTTGCTGAAGACGTCGAGCAACGTAAACAACGCATGCTTCCGTTGGCATTGTCTTCTGGCAACACGTTGACCAACACTGTCCAGCCTGGTCGAGCTTTGCCAATGACTATGCGCGCTCGCTTGCAAAAGGTGTCGCAAGACCTTGATGCCCTGGACGCCAAAGAGCCGGATCTTTCTGAATGGCAAGCTTTTGCGCGCCAGCGAGGTGAAGAAGGCCAAGGTTCAATGCTCAATGCGTTGGCTGCTCAATACGCCGGAGAAAACTTCCAGCCTTTGCAAGCACAGTTGCTCAAGCGCGCTGCCGCCTCGCAAGAGCCCATGAAGCTGAGCAATGCATTGATGACCAGTGATGGGCAGATCATCAAAGACCCGTATGCAGCACGTGACATTCGTAGAGCCACTCTTGAGCGGCAAATGGGCGGCTTGCTTGCTGGCATCGAACGCGAGGATGCACGGCAAGAGCGTATGGCTGAGAACGTACGGCAATTCAATGAAAGTCAGCAGACCAAACGAGATTTGGCTCAAGACAGAAACGACTTGCGCCGCGAGATTGCCGACAACAAGCCTGTGGATAACACCAAGAACTACCGGCTTGAGGACAACATGCGCAACCAATTTGAGCATTTGACAAAGCCGTACCGTGAGGAGATTGATGCGACCGGCAAGGTCACGCAAATGGTCAATGCTGTTCCTGTCAATCAGAAACTCGATACGCAACAGCAGGCCGCGATCATCATCCTGCTCAACAAATTCTTGGATCCTGCCAGCGTCGTGCGCGAGGGTGAGTTTGACCGAGTTGTCAAACAACAAGGATTGCTCGGTCGTGCCCAAGTGTTGCAACAGCAGATCGCCAAAGGTGGCTTTTTGACACCGGACACTGTTTCTCAAATCAACAACCTTGCCAAGTTTTATTCTGATGCGGCCAACAGCAAGATGCGCCAAGTGGCCGGTCAATATGCAGATGTTGCTCGCAGGCGGGGCCTCGATGCCGGCAGCGTGATTACCAATCCCACTTATCTGGGTGACACGGGTGGCAATGTGGTTGACTTCAGCAAGCTGCCAAAGTGAGGTGCCAAGATGGATGTTCGACTCCCTGACGGCACCGTAGTCACCAATGTGCCTGAAGGCACGACTCAGTCAGAGCTGATGCGTCGGCTGGGCAAGAGTGCGCCGCCGTCTCAAGAATGGATGGCCAAGACCATGGCCAACATGACGTTGGCTGACAAGCCTTGGTATGAGCGTGCAGCCATACAAATGGGCGCGGGCGTGGATGATTTGGTCACTGGCGTCAAGCAGTTGTTTGCCGGCAAGGATGAACAACGTGAACTTGAGAAAGAGGTCGGCCAAAAGCGTGTGTTGAAAAAAGCCTTGGCGCAGGCAAGCAACACCGCAACGCTGCCGGATTGGATGCCGACAGGTGGTTCAGCGTTGCAAGTTGCCGGTGAGGTATTGCCCACGATGGTGGTGCCTGCAGGTGCTTATGCGCAAGGGGCGCGCATGCTGCCCCGTGCGGTTGGATTGATGCGTGGAGCCGCGGCGCCGGCCCGAGTGGGCACAGGCGCATTGATTGCGGATGCAGCGATTGGGGGCGGCGTGTCTGGTGCGTTGACGCCCACCGATGAAAACGAAAGCCGCCTGATGAACACGGTGACGGGTGCTGCAACTGGTGGTATTGCCCCAGCTGTGATGTCGGCGGCCCGTGGTGGCTATCGCATGATGACCCAAGGTGGTGGTCAAGCCAGAGCAGGTCAGCAAATTGCTGATGCCTTGACTGAAGGAGCGCCAGACCAGGCCACGGTTTTGCAGCAGACCATCAAAAACTTAAACAGTGCAAAGCAGGGGCCAATTCCGTTGTCCACCGCGGCTCAGTTGCGTGACCCCCAGCTTGCTAGGCTTGAAGCCGGCAGCAGAGCACGCAACGGTGCCAACTGGTACGACTTTGACCAGAACCAGGCGCGAGCTGTGGCTAGCGAATTTAACAAGGCAACTTCTGAAGCCGAACAACTGGCCGCTCGGCGCGGTACGCGCAAGGCCAACTGGGATACCAGCTGGGCAGGCGCTCAATCGGCCGCAGACACGGCCAAGTTTGCGCAGGATTTGCCGCAGTTTCGCAAGAACTTGGATGTGGCCATGGTTTCGCCCGAGGCAAGCAACCCAGCCACCAAGGCAATGCTGCAGGCCATCGCGGACGACATCGATCGTGTGACGGCTGCCGGTGTCCCGTATACCCCAGCCCATTTGCAGCAGATCCGCGCCAACCTGAGCGCCAAGTGGCACCCCGCCAACGACAACGCCTTCACAAAGGCAGACCGCAGTTCACCTGCCAGATTGTCGGTCATGCAAGAGGTCGACGACATCTTAAACGCCACAACGGGCGGGAAATGGCAGGGCGTCGTTGATAAGTACGCGGCCAACAGCCGGTTGGTGGATGCTGCCAAAGCAGCCGGTCGCGCTCGCGAGCCGTTCTATGACGAGACAGGCCGCGTGCGCAAGGTTTCCGCAGACGCTGCGGGAGACGTGCCAAAGATCACAGAATCGGCCTTGGGCACTGCAATGGATCGCGGCAAGGGGCAATTCTCTTCTGACGCAGAAGCACGCCTTAATACGATCCTGGAAGCTCTGCGGGCCCAAAACATCGTTCAGGGCGTCAAGCGCTCGGCGACTGCTGGTGGTGGCAGCAACACGGCGTCTGACCAGTTTGCGGCGCAAACCGCTGGCAAGGTGGGTGATGTCATTGCTGGTATGGCCGGAGGCCCTGCAGGTGCGATGACAAAAGGAGCCATTGACAAGGCTTTGGACTTTGCCAACACGCACCGCGACCGCGCCTTGGCAGAAGCACTGCAAAACCCCCAGCGCTTAGCCCAAATTCTTGAACAGAGATTGCGGTCCGGTCAGCCGTTGTCGGCTACCGAGTCCGGCGTATTGCAGATTTTGCGCGGTGTTCCTGCCGCGGCGACGTTGAACTGAAAGGAATCAAGATGCCACGCAACGCTTCTGGCACCTACACCCTGCCGTCCGGCAATCCTGTCGAGGCAGGCACCCTGATCGAGGCCAGCTGGGCCAACTCCACGATGGAGGATCTTGGCAACGAGATCACCAATTCGTTGAGCCGCACTGGTGAAGGCGGCATGCTGGCCCCGTTCCGGCTTGCTGATGGCACGTTGGGCGCGCCAGGCATTGCCTGGTTGAATGAGCCCTCGACGGGCTTCTATCGCTATGGCACGGGCGAGATGTGGGGCGTGGTGCAGGGCACCCAAGTTTTGCAATACACCGCCAACGGCATCTTGGTGCCGACGGGCCGCACG